CCTATGCAGCATGAATATAACCGTGCGCGTCAAGGTTTGCGTGAACACAGAAGGGCTAATCGCCCGAAGTATGCGGCACCAGCCGGTGTTCTGGAGGATGCTGATAAGGAAAAGTTGGCTACGCACCCAGCAAACGCAGTCATCGAGTTGCAGGCGCTTGCAGCCGGTCAGAAGGTTAATGACGTAATTCAGCCGGTGGGTCAGATTGGCATTGATCCGAACTTGTATGAAGTTCGCACCATATTTGACGACATTCAGCTTGTTGTCGGTGCGCAAGAGGCTCAGTTTGGTGGGCTATCCAGAGCTACGGCGACAGAGACATCGATTGCCGAAAGCGCGCGTATGTCCACGATGGGCGCGAATGTTGACGAGCTAGACAGCTTTATGTCCGAAATGACGCGCGCTGCCGGTCAAGTTGTCTTGGCTAACTTGTCTATCGATGAAGTTAAGAAGATTGTTGGTCCCGGCGCTGTTTGGCCCGAAATGACGCGCGATCAGATTATGGAAGAGATTTACTTGGAGATCGAAGCGGGATCGACGGGTAAGCCTAACCGCGCAGCCGAGCTTGCAAACATCGAGCGGATCATGCCGTTCTTGCTGCAAATACCGGGTATAGATCCGAAATGGCTGGCTAAAGAATTGCTTAAACGCCTCGATGACAAGCTCGAGCTTGATTCCGCGTTTGCAGATAAGATTCCTAGTATTGTTGCAATGAACCAAGCGCAACAACCGGGAACTGGTGATCCGGCTTTGCAGGGTCCACCAGGAGGGGGTGCAGATAATGCACCGAGGCAGCTTCCAGGGGGCGGGGGAGGCCCAGCGCCGATGGGAGCTAATAACCAGTAAATTTTTGCAATTTGTTGATAACTACGATCAACAGATGTAAAATAAAAGGAGAAGGACGCTAAGATGGTTGAAGAAACCGAGGTTGCGGAACCGTCCACCGAGACCGAAGTAATCGAGGACGATAATGCGGTGTCGTCTGCCGCAGAAAGCGAAACCGAAGCGGATTTGTTGAGTGTCATACAAGACGCGATACAGCCCGAAGAGGAGCCAGAGTCGCACTCTGAGAACGAGGTTAAGGAACCGGATACGCTTGTAGCTGAGTCTGATGCTGAAAACGATGAAGTAGTCGATGATGCAGAGGATTTTTCTGACGAACCGTTTCATAAACATCCACGTTTTAAGAAAGTATTGGAAGAACGGAACTCATACAAGGATAGTGCTGAAAAGTTTAACGTGATGCAGAATTACCTGATGGACAACCAACTGTCTGGTGATGAAGCTGCGAAAGGTTTGGAGATCATGGCTTTGATGAAAGCCGATCCGATGGCCGCACTTAATGCTCTAAAACCGTATGTGCAGAATTTATCCCAAGCAGCTGGAATTGTGCTGCCGCAAGATATTCAGACCCGTGTTGACGATGGCTACTTAGACGAGGATGCGGGACGCGAGTTAGCGGTTGCAAGAGCTGGTGAGCAAAGGGCTAACGCCCAAGTAAATCAATATGCTCAAGCGCAACAGCAGAACGTCGCGCGTCAGCATATTAACTCGCTGGCTGAAACGGTGACTGCGTGGGAAGAGAAAGCCCGACAGTCGGACCCTGACTTTAACCTCAAGCAAGAAGAAATTGATGACCGAATTAGGGTTATGGTTTCAGAGCGAGGAAGGCCAAACACGCCGCAAGATGCAATATCTATGGCGAAAGAGGCTTACGATGCGGTAAACACCCGCTTCCAAACGCGCTTTGCAGACCGACGCCCAATTAAGACGGCATCAGGTGGCAAAATTGGAGGAAGCCCACAAGCGGAACCACAGTCGTTACAAGATGCGATTGCCAATGCTTTGGGCCAATCATAACACGTTAGGAAAGTAAGATGGCTTTTAGTTCAGCCGAACTCGACAACATCGCTAACGCTGCCCTCGATTACTATATCGACAAAGGCAACGTTTATTCACAATCACTGCAAGATAAGCCTTTGCTCAAAGCAATGGACTCTGGGTCTAAGACATTCCCAGGGGGCAAAGGTGAAATGAGTGTAGCCGTAAAAGGTACTTACACCACTTCAGTTTCTGGCTACACGCATAACGATACAGTAACTTATGCAAACCCAGCAAACATCAAGCGCGCAAACTACTCATGGAAAGAGCACCACGCTGGTATTTCCTTGACGCTGACTGAACTTAAAAAGGACGGTATTAGCGTTACGGATAGCACTACATCTTCTGGTGTTTCTAATCACTCTGGGCGCGACCAGACTGTTCTTGCAAACTTGTTTGAAGACAAGCTCGACGACATGATGGAAGGGTACACACGCGGTATCAATGACTTCCTTTATGGCGACGGCACAGCAGACGCCAATGCGATTGCTGGTATTCAGACTTTAGTTTTGGATGATCCGACTGTTGCTGGCACTACTGTCGGCGGTTTGTCCACAGTGTCTAACACATGGTGGCGCAACCGCTCTAACGTTGCGATTTCTACAACGTCTGGCGGTCAAGAGCTGATTGAAACTCTTCATTCAGAAATGCGCCAACTCAAGCGTTTTGGTGGTAAGCCAAACGTTGCAGTTTGTGGTTCAGCATTCTTGGATCGTCTTGGTGACGAACTTCGCCGCAATGGTAACTACTCGCAGACTGGCTTCTCACGCGGCCAGAATATCGCAATGGGCGAGATCAGCTACAATGGTCTGACATTCGCTTATGACCCGACGCTCGATGATCTGACTATTTCTGGAAAAGATCCCAGCAAACGTTGCTACATCATCGATTCATCCAAACTGTGCATGTACTACATGGACGGCGAAAAGATGAAGCGTCACAGCCCTGCGCGTCCAGCAACGCAGTACGTTATGTACCGCGCTATCACCACTACTGCGGCACTTTCAGCAACTCAGCTGAACTGCCACGGTGTTTATGAAATTGCATAATTTCAAAGGGGGGGCGCACTGCGCCCCTCCATCACAACCAGGAGAAAACTATGTTTCAACTATGTAAGTGTACGGTCGCTATTGGTGGGGATATTCGTAGCGTTGTACCAAAAACCCAAGTTACACCGGCTGAGATAATGTTGTTGCAGTCCATCCACGGCGCTGATGCTGTAACCAACATTCGGATTGTTGGGGAAACAGACGCAACAGTCGACCAAGAGCGTAACCGCCTTGGTAGCTTCTACAAAGATGAAAAGGTGATTGGTATGTTTAACCAGTTTGGTGACTTGCCTGCGACTTTAGAAGCTGCGCGCATCCCAGACGAATTGCTCGATCCATCATGGAAGCCGGAACCTCTGAAGCCGATTAAGAGAAGGGCAACAAAGAAGCGCGCCCGTACTGAAAAGGGACATTTTGTTAAGGATGACCCCGCAACGCCTGAGAATGAGGCATTTGTTGAGGAATAAATCATGGCTAGAGGTACGTCATTAGGACAGCTGATTGATGATTTAAGAGCGGAAGTCGGGCATTCATTGCAGCCGAATTTAGGCAAGGCGACACGCGATGTATTCATTAATATGTTACAAAGAACGCAAAGGCGGCTGTGGGAGGACTACAGCTGGCCTTTTTTAAGCATTCGTCGTGACATCAATATTAGTGCGGGTCAGCGTTACTATGACGTACCTGATGATCTAGTGTTTGAGCGTATCGAGCGCATGGAAGTTAAGCACGGCGATTACTGGAGCAAGCTGCATTATGGTATCACTGCCGAGCATTACAATCAGCATGACAGCGATCGAGGTATTCGCTCGTCACCTATCCGTCGCTATGACGCATACGAAAACAATCAGATCGAAATGTGGCCTATCCCTTCCAACAACTCTGATGCTGCAACAGGCACAGACAGTGTTCGTGTGCATGGTATTAAAAACCTAAGTCAGTTTACTGGCGAGGCCGACACTGCGGATTTGGATGACCAGCTGATTGTTTTGTACGCTTCAGCCGAAATTCTGGCGCGTCAAAAGCAAGCTGATGCTCAAAACAAGATTGCACAGGCTCAAGCGCATTACGCACGTCTAAAGGCGCGTATGGCTAAGACTGAAACCTTTGTCATTGGCGGCGGCGAGCCGGATGGCATGTATCGGCCCAAAGGCCCACCATTGATTGCCACAACAGGAAACAGCTGATGCCTTACATACTGGTCGAAGACTTCCGTGGCGGCTTAGATCGTCGGCGCATGAACGTCACTGCCGCTCCAGGTACTTTGATCGAGCTAAAGAACGCGCATATCACGCGAGGTGGCGAAATTGAGAAGCGCCCTGCGTTTGTCGAGCTTGTTACTTTGCCAACTAATACCATTGGGTTGGCCGCTTCTGCTGGTCAGATTTATACCTTCGGCTCCGATGCTGAGTCTAGCGTCACCTTCCCAGCCGATACGCCGTCTAACGTGACTTACATTAGGTTGCAGCACCCTTCTGGGGAGGAGCTGACTGACGTTTTAAAAGCAACGTTTTACAACGGAAAAGTGTACGCAGCTGCGCAATTTGCAGATGGCCGGATATATCACTATTTTGATGGCACACGAATAACTGATTGGTTTGATGGTCGTGCGCGCAACACATTTGAAGTGACTGCCGGTACTGCTGGGGGTACTGCCGCTACAGCTTCTTTTGAGGTGACTGGCGGGACCAGCAACCCTGGGGACGAACTGCGAATTTTGCGCATTAACGCTGTCGATTTAATTAGTAGTCCTGTTTCGCACAATGGCTCGAACAACCTAACAGCATCTAATGTTGCAGCGGCTATTACCTCTGGCCCTAGCGACTATACAGCTCAAGCGGTTGCTAACGTGGTTACGATTACAGCGCCTGCGGTTGGCATTGCTTATAACGGATTTCAGCTTACTTCCGAAGTCGATGGAGCGTTTACTGTCGGCAACATTTCTCACGCTTCTGGCGGCATTGATAACGCGATAACGGCAATTACCGTTGATGGCGTTAATCTTATTGGGGATCAGGTTACTTGGGAAACTTCGCATACATACACAGCACTGAAAATTGCTGAAGCTATAAATGATTTTGCATCCGGCCCAGAATACGAAGCGACAAGCGTTAACCAGTTTGTAAACATTATATCCAAGGAAAGCGGATCGAACCAAAACAACAAGGCGGTCTCGATCACAACTAGCGGAAACGTCACCACAGCGTTTGACCCTGTTTCGCAAACTTACTTAGACGGCGGCGCTGATGCAGCTACAATCAACGCATACAGCCCCGGTGCATTTGTCATCCCGGTGAAAACGAAGATGTACGCGCTGTCAGACAGCTTGCTTCACTTTTCCGCGATAGATGATCCGACGGAATGGAACGACACAACGTTGGGTGCGGGCTTTATCAACCTTGCTAACCACTCACGCGGTTCTGAAGACCTAAAAGCTATTGCGACATATTTTGACAACATTGCGGTTTTGGCCGAAGAGGCGATCCAAATTTGGTTTGTTGATGCTGATGAAGCCCTCAATCAACAAATACAGGTTCTGCAAAACACTGGAACGATTGCGCCAGATAGTGTTGTTGAGTTTGGTGAGAACGACGTGTTCTACTTATCGTTGTCTGGATTGCGCAGTTTGCGTTCACGAGACAGCTCTAACGCCGCGTTTGTTGGCGACATCGGCAATCCTATTGACGAACTAATTGTTGACCAGATCCAAGCAAACCGATCTGTTGCGGAGCTGGCAAAGGCAACGCTCGAACAGCGTGATGGCCGTTACATACTGGCTATTGGCAGCAGAATGTATGTGTTTAGCTTCTTTCCTTCATCTAAGGTGTCAGCTTGGTCTGTCTACGAGCCTGGGTTTGTTGTGGATCAGTGGGCGTATGATGGTCGGCAAACGTTGTGCAGAAGCGGCAACAAGCTCTATTCATTGGGCGGTGAGAACGGCAACATTTATGACAGCTCCGAAGTTGTTGTGCAGATGCCGTTTCTGGATGGCAGCAGTCCAGCAACGTTCAAGGATTTAACGGGTATCGACGTTACTTGTGAAAACGTATGGACGGTATCGATAGCCACCGATCCGCAAGACATAACTGCTCTGGAGGAAGTTGCGACAGTCTACAAGACGACTTACGGGTTAGGGCGCGCAGCGGTCAACGGTTATACTACTCACGTTGCTCCCAGGTTGACGTGTCAAAAGCCCGGTCCAGCAAAGCTCGGAAACTTAGCAGTACACTATACATCAGCGGAGAGCGGTTAATGTTTTTACGCCATGCGGAGCCTCAAGACATCTTTACAGTTGCTCGGAATATGCGTGAGCGGGACTTTCAAGAAATATCCGCACTTCGATACGACGATGATAGAAATGAATTGGCATACAATATCACCAATCAAATTGCAGAGTTTGAAACGGTATATGTTGTTGGAGATACGGAGCCAGTTGCTATTGTTTCATATCTTCCTGTTCGACCGGGTGTCTGGAATTTGGGGATGTTTGCGACTGACAGGTTCAAAAGTGTCGGACTTTACCTGACAAAGCGCATAATCCGCGATATAATACCAGCATTAGATCGAGCTAAAGCACACCGTGTCGAAGCGTTCAGCATCGAAGGTTACGACGAAGTACACAGTTGGCTGGATTTTTTAGGGCTTGAAGAGGAATGCACGTTGGAAAGCTACGGAAAAAACGGTGAAGATTTTAAGGTTTTTTCTTGGGTGCGGTCAACAGAAGACAGTGTTGTCTGGCGCAATCGGAGGTTGAATTAGTATGTGTTTTGGTGGTGGTGGAGACAGCTTCTTACAAGAAGAGTATGCACGGCAAAGGGCTGAAGAGGAAGCTCGGCAAGGGCGTATAACTGCTGGTAAAGCGGCTATAGACAGCGCAATGGCTGGCTACGATGACGATTTTTATGCCAGTCAAGCTCAAAACTATATGGATTACGCCACTCCTCAGATCGAGGACCAGTACACTGATGCAATGCGCAGCTTGACGCGCGCTTTGGCTCGAAACGGTACGAGCCAATCATCGATGGCTGCGGAGCGAAGAGCTGACTTACAAACTAAACTTAATAACGCGCAAGTTGATGCAGCTCGACAGGGCGAAGCGTTTGCTAACGACACGCGAACAGCACTCGCAGGCGTGAAGAATAACCTCATAGCTCAAAACCAATCGTTAGCTGATCCGACTTTAATTGCCAGTATGGCGGCTAACCAGAGTAATGCAGCATCCCAGTTGCCGTCCTACAATCCAGTTGCTCAGATATTCGCTGACGCAACCGCAGGCTTGGCTACACAAAGCCAGTTAGAGGCGCGCGGAAAAAACCGTTATAATATGGCTGAATTGTTTAGTTTGGACGGCGGGTCAGCGAGGAACGTAGGATAATGAAGATTAAGCAGCTTTCTAAGCGAAAAGGTGAGACTGGCGGCGCTCCGCGTCAAGCGCACTTAATGGGTGAGCCGCATATGCTGGCTTACATTAATGAGGCGGAACGCCAGATGCTAAAACGGGCAGGGGGTGCAGAAGCGCCTGGGCCGGAAGGCATTCCTGTTTATGGCAGTTTCATGGACTGGGCTAGAGATACCATTAGCGAAATCACATCCGGTGGCGCAGCCCATACAGAGACCTACAACGGTAATTCGAGCAGCAATGCAAATGAACAAGCTGCGAAGTCAATGCAAAGTGTTGGCGTTACAAGTTTGTCGGGACATGCTACAGCCAATGACGACAATAACAATAAAAGCAATGCAAATTCACAATTAGCCAACACCATGCTTAATACTGGCGTGATGAACGTCGGCGGAAAGGTTGTTCCAGCAGCGCCAGCTAATCCAGGTAACCCGCCAATTCTTGAGTACGATGGTTCCACTGGAAAATACAAAGTGGTTGGCGCTCTTGATTCTAGCAAACCAGCAAGCGTAGCTACGAATGCTGATGGGTCGCTTTATTACCCGACTGATAACGCGGTCAACAACGCAAATGTTCGTGGAGTTAATAACCTCATAAACACTGGTGATGATGGCGGGTTAATACGAATAGACGCTCCAGACGGACCCGGTGGTACTGTTACATATACAAACGGAAACGGCGTCACAGTTGCTGGACCCGAAGGGCCAATAAATACTTTTAACGATGACGGAGAATACACAACCGGCGGCGGATCAACCGTCACTAATAGCGGTGGCGGCGGAACAGTGACTACCGGCGGTGGAGGCGGTGGGGGCGGAACTTCAGCACCAGTAGTTAACCAGGCACTCCTAGACGCATTAGCAAGACGTGACGCTGCATTATCGACACAGATGGGTAACATAGGAACGGCATTCGGATTTTCAAATGACGATTACTACAATCAGCTAGGGACAGATTACCGAGAAGGTGGACTATCAGAAGCATTTACAACGGCTTACGATGATGCCACTCGAGGGATTTACGATACCTTTAAGTCTGCTGGTATGCTAACGCAGCAAGGTGTTGACGACTCAATGGGTATCTTGGCTAGTGCCGAAGGTGGCGAGGAAGGCCGCATCGATGGTATCGTCAACCAGTACACTACAGCCAACCGCAATTTTGTTAATGACGGTCGCACCGGCATGGAAGGTACTCTGCAAGGCTTTGTTACCGATACACAGGACATACCAACAATCGATGCCGAGACAGCGCAAATTCTGGGCTATGATGTTGCGGGTAATTCGCAGCCGTTCAAGACGCCCAAAGAGCAAGAGGTTGTGGATTTCTTCACTGACTTTGTGAAGCGGTCCTACGATCCAAGTTACAATGTTGATCCGACAGCGGTCGCCAGTGGTGGCCCAAGCCGAGTTTCTGGTTCTGTTGACCAGCTTGGCGCTGGCACTCAACCGTCGACGATTGCAGGCATACTCGATCCAATAGCAGGCGGCAGCGTGAAGGTGATAGGTTAATGTGTAATCCAGTTTTAGCAAGTATCGGCGCTCAAATTGTTGGGCAGCAAGTGCAAGGCAATGCGGTCAAAAGTGCAAACGCTGGCAAAGCCCTTCTGATGCGAGAAAACGCAGAACAGAACAGGATGCTGGAAGATACGCAACGCGCGGCGATCCAAGAGGCGACATCCGTAGCTG